AAGCGGAAGATGTTAAGTCGCAATAGAGGTTTTGAAATGCCCAAGCGGCAGAAGAAGAAGCCGGAGATAAATCAGAAGTAACAGGATTAGAAAAAATACAATTCACAATAAATTCCGGCCGGCGGTATGTTATGCTTTAGGCACCGCCCGATTGGCCGTCTATATAAAAGCTAGCATTTTTTTACTAGAAGTCAATATATCAATTTACTATCGGATGAAATTATACCACAACCAAAGTAAAAATAACCCAACCGCCAAGACCGGCAAACCAATAGTAATCCAGCGCGGTACTGCTAAGACACTATGCCAAATTAAGTTTAAAAAACTAAATGCTGTTGTTTTAAAGGTTGCGCCAATTTGCGCGCCGATTTTTGATGTATACATATTTTCCCCTTGCAACCCCTTTATATATACTTCGTATATATAATTTTTGTGAAATGCCGGTCATGAAAAAAAATTTTCGCCGGATTTTTAAATCCCATAGTCTAACCCCCCTTAAACCCCCCGCCGTTCCGTAAAATCCAAGTATTTCCTAGTCTTAACTTCTGCCTAAGGAAAGGAAAAAGAAAAAGAAAAAGGAAAGGAATTTAATTTAAAAATCCGGCGAAAATTTTTCTTTTTAAAATGGTGAAGCAAAAAATAAAAGTCCAAAAGTTTATACCAATGGCAAAATTTAACAACAAAAATGCCATCAAAATAGATTACTTGAAAAAGATGATACTTTATGCGTCTTTTAAATTTCATAGGCCTTTTAGGTCAATACAATGACACGATATTTAATTATTTGCCATCTCCATAGCTAATTCTTTCTCAAACTTCTCACGTGGATCTATTTCTAAACTTTGTTGTAGGGTAATCTGCGAGTTTAACTGCGATACGTCAAAATTTCTGTCCACGTCATTCATTTTTACCAACGCAGAGCCTTGTACCAAAAAAATGGTGTTATAATTTAAAAATAACCGGCGCGCTTCTGATGGATAGATTGCCCAGTTAGCGACAATAAATTCCCTAATCTTGTCTTTATTTAAAATCGAATGACGGAAAAAATCCGGCCTAAACATGGTGGCAGAATAATAAATCGGCCTTTTTAAAGTGGGGTAGCGGTGTGTTATAAAATCATCTTTTTTTTGATCGTAGTCCCTAAACTTCCCGATTGCTGGAAATGGCAACCAAAATTTACGTCTACGGCATTGTACAACCCAGTGAGTTAAGTCGCGCAAACGTTTAATTGTATGTGAGAAGCCTTGTGTCGTATAAAGTAAGTCTACGCCCATATGCCTAGTTTGAGCAAGTTTATAGATTATTTCACCGGATACTTTATGCCAAAAACTAGCAGGAAAGAAAATACCGGCCTCGTCTAGTCCGATTGTAACATATCTTGAATTTATAAAAGTCTTCAAAAAATCATCAGAATTGAAAATCGTAATTGACTTAAAAGTCTTACCTTTATACTCAAAACTGATTGGTGTATTAGTAACAACTTTACGGCCTGTTTTCATTATTTCAATTAGTCTTTTTACCATATTTAAAGTCTTACCAGAACCAATATCTCCTACAAAGGCTTCAGTCATAATCAATTCCATTTAGATCTCATTTAGATCTTTTTCCCAATCCATTGTCCAACTAAATTGAGTAAATAAAAGTAAGTACATTGTTAAAATCATTAAATTCATCTCTTAAAAATAATTTCTAAATTTACAGTACAGCATAAATAAAAGTACACTGACACAAAGAATTAAATAAATCATTACTAAACTTAAAACCAAATAATTAAATACTTCTATTGGTAAATTTAGATAGTCTAACATTTTAGCCTAAAATATGCACCAATCTTAAAAATCTAATCAGCAAATGTAACGTAAATAAAATTCCCTCAATAATAAGAATAAAACCGAGCAAAGTAAAAAAATAATTGACTGGAAATACATATGAAATCACTTCAAAATATGATCGGAAATGTAGACTTGTATTTTCAATCGTATTTACAACGTTAGTATCGGCGGCCGGAAGCGTATAAATATACGGATACAATAGACCGGCAATAAAATTTAGTAAGTTTGTCCAAATCATTGTAATAATCTCCTACCCATCAAAATTATATAAACTACAAAGAAAAATCCAAGCGCGACAGTAATTGCTAATTTAATGTCTTGCGCGAGATTATTAAGCCAGTCCGGCACAGTATAGGATACTTGAGTAGGCAAATGTGATATCGGTTCAGCATAAACACGCAATAAATTATTACTGGCTAATTGCGCGGAAAAATTAGAGGGAAATAAAGGTACAGAAAAAGTCGGGCTAGAACTCGCTTCAATAATCGGGGTTACATCAAAAGCTAAGGCACTAGAAATATACGCAAATGGAGCTTTGGCTAAAAGTAAGTATTGTAAGTTGGTAATAGCCATAGTATTGATACACTGCGGAGATAAGTAATAACTGATGTAACACGTGGGATCAAGCAGTGTGCAACTGCTTAAAATCGGGCAAATGGGATTAACAACAACACCGCCAACCGGCACGCCGGTACGGTGATAGCGAAGCGTAACATCATCAACGTTTACCGAGCCGGAAACAACTACAATTTGCAACGACCACGACTGACCAAGTTGGCCGCTACTTTTAGGCCAATTATAGGAATTGTTCATAATGTAGCCCATATCACTGTCTTGAATGTTATATATGTTATCGGTTATTGCGCTGTTAATATATTGAAGCGAGGCTATCTGATGTACAAACTGCCCATTGTCATATAAGGAAATAAGCACAACCGCAGTACCACCGGCCGCAAAACGAACGTCAAGCGAAGTCCACGCCGTATTTTCAGGTAAAAAAGTGAGGCCGTTACTGGGATCGCTTAGAGCAAATAAAACGTGGCCGTCATCTGCCCAATCTGAACTATATCCGTAAAAATATGTACCTGTGGACCAAGTATGCGTAATGTCATCTAAATAATAAAGCTCGTTTGTGCTACCACTTTGATACGAACCGCCGCTATAGTGTTGGTCTGCCATCCAACTTTCTGTAACATCATTAGGTTCAGGTGTAGGAGATGGCGTTGGGCTAGGTGTTGGTGTAGGAGATGGCGTTGGGCTAGGTGTTGGTGTAGGTGTCGGGTTTGCGATATAGTCAACTGTTCCTAGACAGTTAGTATTTGCGTAAGTTCCCGAAGTGGTATATGTTTTTACACTTGCGTCATAAGTTCCGTTTGTTGTATTTCCTTGTTTTATTGTTACCGTTTGTGTAGTGGTATTCCAGCAAACGGTATTATTATTTGTTCCTGATATTCCAGTATCTGTGCATGTGCTATAATCTCCGTTACATACCCACCAGTTTGAGCTTCCTAAGCTTGAAGTTAAAACATTTCCTCCATTTCCGGAGGAATTATTTAAAAAATGTGCGTCTGAACATGCTCCGGTAAAAGATGTATAAGTAAAACAACCGCTTCCATCACCGCCAAAATCGTAATAAGCCGAAGCGTAGGATAGAGTAGGCTTCCACAAAAATAAGAACAGGAAAATGAGGCTAAAAAGGCCAACTTTCCACCTTTTATCCCCTATTGGCGCGCGGCCAAATAATTCCTTGTAATGTTTACTGCAAAAAGCAGTTTTATTCATATTTTTGTGAGTACACCAGACGCAAGTTTTCAGCTTATACTTCGCCGGTGTTTTTAAACCGAGAAACATATAATCACTTAATTTGAAAAATCACATTTTTAGCCTCAAGTTTCGATCGAAACAGCTTCAGACTATCAAATTAATCATCAACGGTCAATAATCCCTCAACGCTAGTTACAAAGTCGCCGGCTAGGTTTCTACTCTACACGCGGACTAACACCTTATAACTAGCGTAAAGGGAAAGTAGCTTCCCTTAGGCTTAGATGTGTAAAAACCCTCTCGCGTGGCGTATAAACCAGTAGGCCAACGCAATAGAGATTACAAACACCGCGACAGTGGCAATTAACGTGCCAAACATTGTTAAGCCGTTAGAAACTAACGAAGTAACCAAGTCGCTGGATGCAGACGCAACGCCGCTATCCATTGTGTAGGTTGCGGCAAACGCAGATGAGGCCAGTCCGAGAACTGCTCCCAACCCTAACGCAACCCCGAATAACTTTTGCATTTTTTTATTCACCCCCTTTCCAAGTCCACGTAAAGATGATAAACCGAATAAAACCAATAATAAAGCCAAGCAAAATGCCATAATAAAAGAACCCGATAATCATACCGGCAGTGGAAACGTAATCAAAGCCGAAACTATCCATTATATTTTTGTCAATCTCCTCGCCGCTAAAATAAGCATATAGATCATACCCACATTTAAAAAGAACGCGCCAAAAATAATTAAGAACTGCTCAACCATAAAATTGGTTGTTGTAATATCCATATTAACGTTTAAATAGCCACTGGCCGATCCAGAAACCGGCAACTAACAACAATATGCCAATGGCTAAAAATAGCGTATATTCGTAGTTGTGCATAGAGTTATTGAAGTCATTAAGCATGCTAGATAATGTAGCCG